CAGATGCCTTCTGATGCAGACTTTGAGATGCTCTACGGCAACTTAAAGGCACAAGAAAGTATTAAATTCTGGAGTACCTCGTTTATTCGTGGTACTACTTTAGATAATGCTATTGTTATCGTGGATGAGTTTCAAAACCTTAATTTCCACGAACTTGACTCTATCATCACTCGTATTGGAGAGAATAGTAAAATTATGTTCTGTGGTGATGCAAGTCAAACAGATTTAATTAAGACCAATGATCGCAATGGAATTGTTGACTTCATGAACATCTTGCGAAAAATGCCATCTTTTGATATAATAGAGTTTGATATCAATGACATAGTTCGTTCTGGACTTGTTAAAGAATATATCATTGCAAAACTTGAAAATGGTCTTTAATGTTTAAACATGTTGATATAGATCTTCCAAAATTAAGTAGAGAGACTATAGATGGTGTTCGATACTACTCTGTTCCAGACGAAGAAGAATTACTGAAACTGGTTTCAATTACATCAGTAACAAGTCATTTTAATAAGGAAATTTTTCTTAACTGGAGAAAAAAAGTAGGTAATGAAGAGGCAGATAGAGTCACGAAGGCTGCAACCAGACGTGGCACTGATATGCATACTCTTACAGAACATTATCTAAAAAATGAGGATCTTCCTGAAGTTCCTCCTATCTCTGACTTTTTATTTAAGATCTCTAAAGGAAAACTTAATCTTATAAATAGTATTTACGCCCTGGAGGGATCCCTCTACAGCAAACAATTAGGTATTGCTGGAACCGTTGATTGTATTGCAGAATATAACGGTGAGTTGGCAATAATAGATTTTAAGACATCTAAAAAACCTAAACCACGAGAGTGGGTTGAACATTATTTTGTTCAATGTATGGCATACGGTTGTATGCTTTACGAACTAACAGGAATCTGTATTAAGAAACTTGTTATTATTATGTCCTGCGAAAACGGAGAGTGTGTAGTTTATGAAGAATACGACAAAGCAAAATACATCAAATTGCTCCAACAATACATTACAAAATTTGTTCAAGATAAACTGGAACTCTATGGAACCAAGTAAAGAATTAGAAAAGGCGATAGAGAACAAGTTCTTGACTCCACAAAAATTTGCAATGGAAATTGAGAAAATTGTTGCAGAAGAAAAATTTAATTACATTGACGCAATATGCTACTATTGCGAAACTAACAATATTGAGGTAGAATCAGTATCGAAACTCATTTCAAAACCTTTGAAAGAGCGATTAAAATGGGACGCAACTCGTCTTAATTTTATGAAACCTACATCAAGAGCAAAACTACCTTTATAATGAATGAAAATTTTATTAGAACCTATGATGATGTTTTACCAGATAAATTAGTAAAACATTTAATTCAATTAGCAGAACAATCTGTAACTTGGAGGACTCGTTCTCATAAGAGTCGTCAGGATAAGCAGATAGCATTAGATTCTTTTTATCCAAGAGAAGTTACTGATATTAATGATTCTCTTCTTGAAAATATATTCTCCCCTTACATAGATGATTTTCCTTATTTACAAGGACAAGGTGATGATTGGTGGAGTGGATCTGTACTTCTTCAAAAAACAGAACCATTAGAAGGTTATCATGCTTTCCATTGTGAGAATACTTCATGGTCAAATAGGCATCGTGTTCTTGCATGGATGGTATATCTTAATAATGTTGAAGAAGGTGGAGAGACAGAATGGTTGTATCAACAACTTAAAATTAAACCAAAAGCAAATACTGCTGTGGTTTGGCCAGGTAGTTTCACTCATTTGCATAGAGGTAATCCTCCTATTAGTGGAACCAAGTACATCTTGACTGGATGGTATGCACCTATGGCTTTGATGAATAGATTTAACATTGAATCTAATGCCAACTAAACTTGAATTATTACATTATCGCTTACAGGCGATATTGCGTGACTACAACATGCCCGATCTCGAATATATTGGAGAACGTAAAAGTTGGAAATCCGATGAAATTGTACATTGGTATCGCATAGGAAAAGCAGAAGTTCCTATTGATGCGATTACTGAATTTGAAGCAGAAGAAAATGAAGAATAAATTAAATTTTGTATCACAAAATTTTTATAAGTTTTCTAGTGATGATACTGTTCGTTTACCAATTTTAGATGCTTTAAGATCTGAAAATTGGATGGAGAAAATATGTGAAAATAGAGTTAATACTTTATCATTACGAACTGCAAATACTTATTTACATAAAGATCCTAAGTATAAGATATTTTATGATTGGATACTTGAGTGTTTAAGACAAGTTCATTTTGACTTAGGAGTTTATTCTCAAAGATTAGATTTGACTCAATGTTGGTCTAATAGAACTCTAAAGGGACAGAATTTACACCCACATACACATCCCAATTCTTTTATAAGTGGAATTTATTATTTAAATTCTTGCAGTACTCCTACTCAATTTGCTTTTGAAAGTATATGGTATAATAAATGGAAACACTTACCTATTTCTTTAGTAAGACAAGAATCTAAATTAATGACTTATGTAAACGTTAATTCAAATGCTGGTGATTTGGTAATATTTCCTTCTAGTATTTTACATAGAGTGGATACTCATAATACTGATGAAGAGAGATATACTATTTCATTTAATTCTTTTCCTTCTGGTCAAATTGGTAATGAAGATGAACTGAATAAAGTAACACTTGACATAAGAGGATGAAGACGAAAGTGACACCGTTTGAGACTTATCGAACATATCTTTCAATGAAAAGTCATTTCACTAACCCGAAGTATGACTTTGTAAAGTATGGTGGTAAATCTCGTGCAACTATGACTTCCTTTAATAAGAGGAAGGACAAATATTGGTTTGAAAAAACTTCTAGGAAATATTCTGATCAAGAGATAGTTGATTTCCTATTATCAAATTTTATTAATTCTACTAACCCCCAAAACCTATGGATCGGAGAAATAATCAATTCGGGCGAAAGAACTTACGCAGAATGGATGAAACGTCAGCAGAGTTTGACTTACTTGTTCAAAGAACAACTCAACGAATTACTGTTGGAGAACAACTTAGACGAAGTGTTCAATTGCTCGAAGGGACATCCCCCATTACTAAAAAAGTATCTGGGTGGAGAGATTTCGTTAGAAACGCTTACGATACTGGAAAAAGTCTTTTCTTTCAAA